TTTTATTTTGAAGATTTCTCGAACTGGCTTGTAGATCAAGGTGCTGATGTATTTAGCAGAACAGAACAAAACGAACTTTTGCGATTTAGATATAAGGGCCAATTAGGTATTTGGTATGAGTCAGGTTCAGGAAACCTACTAATGCATGATTTGGCAGATAAGTATATGGAGACGGCAGCATGACAGATTTGAATAAGGAAAGAGAGGCTTTTCTAAATACCTTCCAATATTACAAAGGAAGAAGAGACATTATTTTTAGTCATGAGCATGAACTGTTTATGACTAGATCAAACAATCCTTCTGAAATTGCTCAGAAAGAAATAAGCAACATGAATAGCCGTTGGGATGCTTGGCTTAGATGTGCAAAGCATCGTGATGCAGAGCTAGAAAAAGCCAAAGCTCAGTCGGTGCCAGAGGGTTATGTTCTTTTACCAAGAGTTCCAACAGAAAAGATGTTCCAAGCATACGAACGATATTCAGTCGCGCCGATGTCGACGCTGAGTAAAACCGGATATAAGGCAATGGTTGAAGCAGCAGGTGATCAAAATGAAAGCTCTTAAAATTACTTGGCTTGATGCTTGCTCTAATTGTGGTTTTGGCGACTATGCAGAAATAACAACTGAACGTGGCATTGGGTGCTACTTGTGGAATGGGGACAAGGTTCAGTGTCCTAATTGCAATCACAAGGGTGAAATAGAATGTGATTCAGGGTTTGCCTTTGTCAATTGGTATGAAGTTGAAGAAGCAAGCGAATCGGGAGCTGAGGGATGAATGCAAAAATTTTAGATCCATGCTGCGGTTCAAAGATGATGTGGTTTGATCGAAACAACCCAAATGTAGTGTATGGAGATATTCGAAAAGAAGAACATACATTATGTGATGGTCGTACCTTAGTGATTGAACCAGATGTATTAATGGACTTTCGCAAAATGCCTTTTAACGATGAGCAATTTTCTTTAGTCGTTTTTGACCCTCCCCATCTTGTGCAAGCTGGAAAGAAAAGTTGGTTAGCTGCCAAATATGGAAAATTGTCACAGGATTGGCGTGAGGATATACAAAAAGGTTTTTCGGAATGCTTCCGTGTTTTAGTGAAAGGTGGAGTTTTAATTTTCAAATGGAATGAAGCACAGATCAAAGTTAGTGAAATCTTAGAGCTAACAGATCAAAAGCCATTGTTTGGCCACATTACTGGCAAACGGGCGAATACACATTGGATTACTTTTATGAAGTTTGAGGGAGCTGAGGGATGAGTGAATTATATAGCAGCCAAGCGGTCAAAGATGTTCTTAATGAAAGAGAGCGTCAGATCATTAAAGAAGGTTATTTGCCTGAATTTGACAATCTCTATGAAGGAAATGAACTGCCAAGAGCTGCGTCTTGTTATGTTGATCATGCAGTAAGCAGAGGTTGGGTTTATAGCAGCAAAGACTTTGGTCCCGAAGTATACATGGATGAGGATGCGGCAGGATGGTGGCCCTTTGCTGATACTTTCTGGAAGCCAAAAAGCCCAAGACAAGATTTAGTTCGTGCGGCAGCTTTATTAATTGCAGAAATTGAACGCCTAGATAGAGAAGTTAAAGCGGAAAGTAAGGAGGGGTAATGGAGATTGATCGTCGTGTACGTGCTAAAGAGTTTATGATGCTAATGTCTATTGGCCGGACTAAATTCTATCGCATGATTAAGAATGGTGAAATTCCACAACCAATCAAGGTTAGTGAGAAAGAAGTGTTTTGGCACGAATCTAGTGTTAAGAAAGTTGTCGAAAAACACAAAGATAATTCTGATATGATAGCCTGCTAA